CAATAGTTTCAATAACGATGACATTTACTGGTATCGATCTTTGCTCGAACCACAATATGGCATTCTTACAATATGGACATTTTTTTGTAACATATAACAGCGGTCTCATTGCTATACCTCTATTGTTTTGGTATCAAAATTTTGTATTTCACCAGGATTTCCTCTCGGATTAACAACATATCTGATTCCATCTTTTATTATATCATGTTGACTATGAACATGACCGAATACCCAATTAGTTATTTTTGAATATTTAAACAATCGCTGTGCTTCCTTACAGCCATAGGCACCATTAATGCTATTCCATATGTCATCGTCTTCTTTGACTAATATTGCTTCAGTTATTGGCGACGTATGAGTTACAACAACAATGGATCGTATTGATGGATTTTCGTTTAAATCTTTAATTGTATTTTCTATAATATCGATGGCCGATTTTGCCATAATTTCTGGTGAATTTTTAAAAGTTATTCGACGAGAATCGCTACTTGATTTATACCATGTGTATTTCGATTCATTGGCATCGCAGCCTGTGGCATAATGAAAATCATACCACATATTTATTCCAACTATGGCCACGTCTTCGACAATTACATAATTTGTTCCATCCATGTAATAAAAACCAATTTCATTGGATGATTTTTTTAAATATGAAACAATATCATCCATCGGTATAGAACTATAATATTCATGATTGCCCTCAACAAATATTACAGTTTTATAATGTTGTTTTGCCTTTTCCAAAAAATATACAGACGATGAAACATAATTGGATACATCACCAGCAACAATTAAAACATCAGACTTTTTAGTCAATGAATTTAAAAAATCATCAATTTTAATCAAACCACCCCAAACATCGACATGAATGTCACTGATTAAATCAAACTTCAAACGAACCTCCATCTATGGCTATTTCTACTGGACCATCTGATAAACTTACTTCTTTCATTGATATAATTTTTGATTGGAGTTCATTTATATCGGCGGCCAACTCTGCCGCCTGATCCATTGTCAATCTAATATCAGAACTTTTGTTTGCAACTGCCGTGTGATATCTTCGTAAAAATTTATCAATCGCTTTCATTCACTATCCTCAATTTATGTTTAATTTTACCATGATTTGACAGTAAATAACAAATTTTATCATCTACATTTAATGTTTTTAAAATTTCTATCTTAGACTGCATCGATAAATCATAAGAAATAATTTTCCAATCCTTTACATCAATTGATTCTTTTAACCAAACCGACCACATATGGGGGATAACATTACCCTGCCAATCAAATGCAACTTCAGTCAAAATAACGGCATTTGTTTTCGTCAAAGCAATCCAAGAGTGTGTCAATTCCACTCCTTCCATCCGTTCGCATGATGGATCGGGGCAAATTGTCTTTAACCACCATCCGACACCAGGATGTAAACCTCGACGATAATGATATATTTCCGGATGCGTAGCAGTTTCCAGAAATTTTACTATTTCATCCATATCCATAATATTGTTTTTCATCGATTACATGATTATCATTTTTATTATTTGACCATGCTGTTATGAGTAATCCAGATTTTTCAACAACAAAGGTATAATCTCTTGGTCCCATATGTTTGACTCGAATGACTCCACGATTTATTACTTCATTTTCATAAATTTCAATTAATTTTCCTTCAACCAAATCAGTCTTATATGGAACTGGTATTGGCCCAAATGGGTCTTCAAGCATTTCTGCCGCCGCATGATATGTTGGCCGAACTATATTTGGTAAATTTTTTAGATATGAGTCGACCATTCGAAGAAAATTACACGGAAGACAGAAATTTATATGCCATCGTCTCATCATTCTCTCCCTGTGGTATATGGTCCATTATAAGTCTGGTTTAAGAAGTCAACAAAACTATGACCCTGAGACGATGATATTTGATCCAAAATTACCTGTAAAGACCATTTTGATGCAAATTTCATCAAATGAACACCAACTTGATTTCTCTTTTCTGATGTTTGCAAAGCCGAAATTACAACTTCTGACATAATTTTTTTTATTTCTTCTGGTTGTGCAGAAAGATCGATCAATGCTACGTTTCTCTCATAAACGTCTTTAACCAGATGTTCTTGTCCTTTATGATCAATCCATGTCTGTTGCATCAGATTGTTCCAATAATAACCACGTTCGTGACGATCATCAAAGGCATTTCGTATTTGAGTTTTTCGAACCCTAGGATAGGCAGAAAATATATTATCACCAGGATCTCCCCTAATGCATTTCTCAAATAACAACCATTCTGGAATGTCTGTTTTTATTTGCTTACCTTTTGTGTCATAAGCAGGATTTCCGCTTTCTGTCAAAATTTCATTTATTTTGACAATATGTCCTTTCATCCCATCGTAGATTGATACGTTTTCGGATAATAGTTGTTTAAAATCGCTATCACTACTAACGATGACATGTTCATCATCAGGATGTAATCGTATAAATTCTGATATCAAATCGTCAGCTTCTAATATAGAATCGTATAAGAATGTTGTATTTGTTCGTTTTTTTAAAAAATCAACGAAATCACTTAAAGCTTCAAAGAAAGATTCGTCTATTTCTCTTTCCGTTTCAGTCTGTTTTAATTTTTTTGCAGTTCTTTGTGCCTTATAAGCTGAATAAATTCCCTTACGCCAACTTCTTCCATCACTGGCTATGACGACATGATTGGCATCAAAAAGCATCCACGCTTTGCGAATATTCATTAAAATGATATGAATGACTAATGCGGGATCACTGACACTGTGGCGGGCACGAAAAAAACTATTATTCAGGTCTACTAAAAGATATTTCATGTGGCCATTATAGGTTATAACTTATAGGTCTTTCCATATTCCAAACCATCTGGTAGGATCAGAATACATCTTTAAAGGAGATAGTATGATGATTCACGGATGGACAGATTATCCAATTCTCGAACTTGGTGATGTGAGTGGATCAGTTGCCCCAATCCGAGAGGCATATTTGCTCGCCTATGATGGAGACAAATATGGAAAATTCATAGTACAAGGCATGAAAACGCCGATATCGTTCAAAGTTGGTTACTTTTATCAAACCAAGGGTCGCCTGGATGAAGCTAAAAATTTCCCAAAAGAGGAAATTTTTACATTACACGACAATGATTCGATTGATGAAGAAATTTCCAAGGCCAGAATAATGGCAATGGACAATCAACTCGACCCCGATGAATTATCATCGAGTGGTTTTCCGAATTGGGTCGAAATGATGTGATTAGTAATGTTCAGTGTGGTCACCGTTTTTTCGGACAATTTTTTGACCACGTTGGCCACGCTGAACAATTTCTTCATGTTCATCAAACAGTCCGGTTTCAACAGCAACGCTACGACATAGATCGTTAAAATAAGAATTTACAATTTCTTCATCAGTAGTGCCATTGTATCCGTTTGATACAAGCATCGCTATAAATTGTTCATTCCATTCAAATTCAAATGTTAACCCATTTATTCCAAGATCCGGTCGAAAATTACTTTCTATGACACCCATATATGGTTCATTTTTAATCGTCGCAACAGTTTTATCATAAATGGTTTGACTTATAAGACCATGTTTGAAATCAATTTCTGCGATTTTTAATTCAATTTCTTCGTCAGATTTTCCTTCCATTTTTGCCATTTGAACTTCATAATCGCGTTGAGTTATTTTGTTGTATTTTAGATCAACATTTAATTTCTCAACAGGATCACCGGATAATTCAACTACGGCATAATCGTATTGTTCTTTTGTTATTCTGTTATATTTTAGATCAACATTGAGAAGTCTTTGTTTCTTTTCCACACAGTCTTCATCGTAGTCTATTTCTATTAAACGTCGATCAAGACTTTCACCGGTCAATTCGTATTCTGCTTTGATTCTTTCTCTATGTTTCCCTCGTAATCCCCAGTGACCGGGAACTAAACTAAAAGGTAATATTGGCATTATAATTTCCTCGTTTCGAATATACTATCATTGGTTCCAGCGTCGATGTTAATCGACGCTGGTGTTTCCAAATAAATTCCATTATAGATGGATATTTAAGAAATAAATGAAAAAACAAGTATATCTTAGACATCTACTTCTTCTTTTGTTTTCATCGTATATTCATATCGTGCATATTTCGACTTTAACACGATGGTCATAACTTTCTTTTCATTATGTATTTTGACAGTTCCGGTTACATTACGACTATCATCGACCATTTTAAGAATATTCATGATTATAGACTCTGGCCATATCAGTCTATTTGTCAATTTTCCAGATACGTCAGAAACGACAACTTCGGCCCGATGTGTACTACTTTCTTCATCACCGAAACAAAAATACAATTTACCGTCACGAACCTTTGTTATGATATCTGATTGAAATTTAGAATAAATTGATGCCACTTGAGAAAGTTCTGCTATTTTTGACTTACTCAATTCTACTTCGACATCCCATGTCCAATCAGAACCAATAAATCTTGGCTGTTTTGGAATTATATCTTTGTTCATCAGTCGATATACGGCTTTAGTTCCCTTGCCGTCATTGAAAGATATTTCAGTTGGTTCTTCCTCACCATTCTTGTCTCGTCGAACGACATCAACTGATGCTTCTTCCGTTTTAAACGACGTAAAACGAACCAATCCCCTCAAGACATCCAAGGAGGTCATACCAAATTCCCCCTTCAAGTCTTTTAATGGCGTATCAAGCCAACCATTAAAGCAGACTGTTATTCCTTTCGTCGACATACCTTGAATGAAAGTTTCATCGTCGGTGCCAGTTATCTTTATTATTTCCAATGAATCTATTGCCAATGCATGGGTAACAACATCTGATAACGCATCACCAAGTTCATTCTTATATATAGTTATTGTCATTGTATTCCTTATTCAAAATCTAAAAAGTCATTTAACATGGATTGTTTACCAATACTTCTCCAATCCCAATTCATGACATAAAGAAGATTATCAATCTTCGTATCTATCATTGAATTTTCCATCATTTCCCTATTAAATGGCAATTTTTTAAACCATTCTGGTAAATGAATTTCTTCCAAATCACTAGGATATGCAATTTTATGAATATTATAATCGTTGGGCAACAAGTCACAAACAGTAACTTTGGCACCATCAGTTATTTTTGGGCTATAATGATCATCCATCAGTGTTAACATTTTATTCCAATTTATTGCGGCCATAATGTGACCTGGGACCATTATTTTGCTTTGCGAAGCTTCCATTTTCTCAGTATATTCAGAAACTCCTTTTGCGGCAGTCGGACGGCCCATTTTCCAACTGTCCCATTTTTTAAATTCTTTACGAAAATTTTCTATTTTTTCAGACACTTCTTCGGCAGTTCCATCAGTAAGCACCATCGTGAGAATTTCTTCTAAAAAGTTCTGTATATCTTTTGGTGTATCTGATCTTTTTGTTTCAACACCCATTGCCTTAATTTTACCAGGTTTTCCATCAACATCCAATCTAATTCCTTCTAAATCATAGATTAGGACGGCATAACGTTTCTTTTTCATGAATATTCCGGCTGCTGCGACTAATTCTCGTCCAGCTTTTATTATTTTTCCTCTTTCAATACCAGTATTAAATGCAGAATGCATAAATTCAGGAAAAGAATCATTAACCTGATCAGCAACAAGATCATAAATTTTTGTTACCGTGTCTTTTTGGAAATCAAAATCTGTATAATTTGGTAAACCATGAATACTAAAATAGCAACTATCCGTATCCCCGTATATTATGGCACCACCTTTATGGGTATATTCGCCTATCAATTCATCATTTATCTTTGATGCCATATGTCGACTAATCATTCTACCTGTCAGGGTTACAGACTGACCAATTCGAGGATCGAAAAAACGACTTGCTTCGTTCAAAATAGCACCATAAAGGGAGTTCAAAAGTATCTTACGGGCCAACTGACGTTGACCCCAAAATTTAGATTTACTATCATGATCTTTTTTGTCATTTGAAATTAAAAGATTTTTAGAAACAATAAGATTATATTCTTTTGAAAATGCTATTATTTTATCAATATTTTCTTCTTTAATTGCCGATTTTATGAAATCTAAACCATCACCAACATCTTCATCTCTGCCCCATCTACCAGATGATCTATCAGTAGTTTCTTCAACGTTTTTGTCGTTTTCAATATTACTTGTTGATGATAATTTTGATAATATTTTTTCCGGTAATTCAATTCCCGACATAAGTGATTTATAAAATTTTTCTTTCTTTTGCATATCTTTACGTTCAGCATACCATCGCGTAAGTAAGCCTGGAATTATACCTTCTATGTCAGTTCGAAATATTGTTCCATTAGCAGACATGCATAGGGGATTATTTTCTTCATATATCATTGCATGGATGTCTTTGGCTGTCATACTGACCTCTTCACCATCCATGAAATCAACAACAATTATATCATCGGTTTTTTGTTGAACTAAATCATATTCGAGACATGCAAAAACGCCATTCCATGCTTCCGTTGCTGATCCAGTTTCTTGGTATCTTTTTTCAATAAAATCCTTTGTTCTGTCTTGACGTAATTGGGCAAAAATTGTTTCCGGAGACATATTGAGAGCACGAATTGTACTCGGATACAGAGAATTTATATCCACAGCACCAATAAATTTGTGTCGTCCTTTGACTGGATCGGCGACATATGCACCGGCAGCTCTGGCGTCGGCTTTAAGACCACGCTTATTGAATACTTTCATGCCACGATCATGTATTTCATTGATAATGGCCTGATCGATCAATGCAACCGATCCTAGTGTTGTCTGTAATAATACACCATTTGAATTTGCCAACTGAATGGAAAGATCGATGAATCGTAATTTTCTGTCAATTTTCACCAATAGCATTACGTCTTGTTGGTTATATTCGACAAATTTGACAAAATCATCCCGATATAAGGCGTCTAACGTTCCTTCATAAGGAACTTTTTCTTCACCGACTTCGAATTTACCCACGTTATCTAGTTTATATGAGTGTAATTCCTGATATGTATGCTTCTTGTACAATTCAAGATAGTCAAGGTGGGCACGGCCGACAATGTCGTAAGTTATGTGATCGCGTTTGAACATCGTAAAATGACGTTCTTTTGGCTTTAATCCCCATAAACAAAGACGACTCGTTTCCGATTCGCCCAATATCATTTTAATTCTACCGACAATATATGGAATATCGAAGAATGTTGAGTTCCATCCACTTAGTATGTCAACGTCTTCTATGACAGTCAAAAATCTATCAAGAAGTTCTGCCTCATTGTGCATGACAAAACAATTCGGAAGATCCTTCAACATTTCTACTGCCTGATCGTATGAAATGTTTTTTGGTGGAACTACAAGCGTTATTATAATATCTGTCCACATATGATAAACAGAAATAGCATTTATTGGTGCATATGGATTTTCAGGCGTCGAAAAACCAATCTTTGGATCAAAATCAACTTCAATATCAAACATACCTACATTTGGTTCGGCAGACTTTCCATCTTTACGATAAGTTTCGGCCAAGGTTTCAAACAAATGATTCAAATCACCTTCATATGCCGAATTTCCATATTGCTCTCGAAGTTTTTCAAAACTATAAAATTTATTTGATGTAATTTCTGTTAATGGCTTATCAAAAACTGATCGTTCAGACCCATCTTTAGCCGGAATATACATCTTATATGACGGCTTTAGTGTCTTTGTAATTCTTTTGCCATTTTGTCTTTCAACGACATAAATGCTATCTGTTTTTTTATCAAAAAATGAATCAATGTACAATAATATACCTCCAATAAAATAAATGGGAGATGCCAATGCATCTCCCATATGTGATGATTTTAACTAATTAGCTTCGTCCAACAACACTAAGCAGATGTTCTACTTCGTCGAATTGTTCTTTTTCGTCATTTAGGGTATTTTTATAAGCAATCTTCATTGCCCGATTTATCAAGGCTGGTTTGATATCCATTTCTTCGGCAACCGCTTTAACGGTTTCCTTTAGTCCCTCTTTGAGAGAATCGATATCTCCATAAACGGCAATACCTTCATTGAACAATTCACGCAGTTTTTCACGTTGTTCAGAAGTCAAACTTTCAGTGGTCATAAAACCCTCCATCTCATGTAGGGTAAGTTTACTTCTATTTTTCGGTTTTGTTCAATTTGTTCGTCAGAGCCTTTGCTTTCTGGGACTTTTCAAATTCCAATAATAGACTCTTTGTCGTCTTATCTTGAATAGTTTGCTTGATAATGAGTCGTTCTGATCGTTTTTCCTCAATATGCATGTCTATTTTTGATGAAGTATTATCTTGTGATTCACCAGTCATAATTAGGCAGGCCAATAATAAAACACATTTATCCATCGCAACTTTCCTGCATAAGTAATTTATTCGTTGTTTGTCTTTTTTGAACCAAATTAGTCAATCTGGCCGACATTTGAATTTTTGAACTGATAAAATCATTACGTTCCGAAACCGTTAAATCTCCGTTAAGAATTCTGTTTATCGTTTCTATGTCATTTTCAGTCCGTGCTATCTCACTGGTAAGCAATTCTGCACGAATTTCCATCTGCATCAATCGATCACGACAGAGTTCTTTTGACAAATAAGTACGAAAATTGTCAAATTCGGCCTTTGTAGTGAAATAGTTAATAGCTGCGACAGTTCCGGAAATACCAGCAACAAACAACGAACCCATAACGATCAGTGCCGGTTTGTTGGCCGATATCCATTGCATGACATTCATTTCATTTCTCTCAATAACAGTGAAATTGATTCTTTTAATGTTTTAAATTTTTTATTTTCATATTGATCTACTATGAAATTATCAGATATACGATATATGGTACCGACATATTCACCTTCAAAAATAACATCCATGCCATTCGGTGTAATATCTAATTGATAAGATTCTTTTAATCCATTCCATTTAGTTGAATGTGGTTCAATTATATTATCGACCAAATAATATATAACTTCATCTTCATATGGAGGATTAAACGAATATGGATTTCTCATAAATTCTTGAACAGAATTGCCAAGATAAGTCGCAACAATCGGCCTTACATCAAGTGTTGGATCATTCTTTTTATACCACTCCAAAGTATCATAAAGATCATCGTCTCCAATTAAATTGTATATAACATGATCATCAAGAATCATACTTGCCGTTATTGGTTTTTCGAACAACTTAAATAAATTTTTTGCCATATCCATTTTTGTTGGAAGCTTCCATACTCCTTCGGATAAAACCGTTCCATGCAACAGAGTTATGGTTCTATTTTTCCCCTTATATGGAAAATTATATATTCCATTATCTGATAATTTACTCATAAGTGCAGTTGAATCTAACGAGAATAATTTGCATACCTTGGATAATGGAATTTCTATTTTACCTTCATGACCATCTGTTGTTATTTTTACAGTTGGATTGAATGGTTCACCTTCATCTTTAATTTCAGCGACATGAACATCACCAGACATATCAACAGTCTCATTACCCAACTTCCCGACAACACCAATTACGCCATAAGATGGGTTTGATTTCAAAAATTTGTTGGCCGCATTATCATTGGGAAATACATAAGTTTTGTATTTTCTACCATTTTCATAATATTCGCCATCAACGAGGGTATCAGATTTATCAGATTCACCAAACATCTTCCATGCTTTGCCGTATAAGACACGTTTCCAACGCTTTCCATAACGTTTTTGGAATTCTTTTTTATTCGACTTAATCCATTCTTCTGCTTCTGGACTATCTGGAGCAACTTCTTTTATAGTTTCAATGTGTGGTTTAATTTGCGGAGCATTTATATTCTTCGATTCTCCAAACATTTTCCAAGCCGTTGCATATAAGACTTCTTCCCATTTATTACCATATTGCTTTTTGAAATTATCCTTATTGGCCTTAATCCATTTTTCTGCTTCAATTCCACTTGGTGCCACTTCATTGAGTGAATCTTGACCAAATTTCTTTTTTGTCATTTCATATGCAGTTTTTCGGTCATAACCCTTTTTCATCAACGATCTTGCATAATTAGTTCGTTCTTCTGGTGTCGAATCTGTCCATATCTTGCCAATAGTAGTTAAAAAATTTGCTTCTTTTATGGAAACATTTTTAGCAGCATCAGTCGGATCTATTGGATATTTGTATGCAACATTATATTCGGTCATATAAGATTTAATTTGCGTTTGACTCATTGATTTCATTTTCTGATAATGTTGCTTGAATGATTCTTTAAATTGGTTCCGAAAATCCATTGACAGACGCTCCATATATGCTATTAAGGTAATGTTATTTATCAATGGAGGACATGATGTTGGATTTTTCAATCGATGGATATGCGG